AAGTACCTTCTCTGCTGTGTCCGTATCTGGCGTCCCTGCCACCGGAGTAGAAACCTGTAACTGGGTCCCATAATCCATAACAGCTATGTCTCCATTATTAACTATCTCATAGTCAAATTGCCATAGAACATTGCTAGCAGCAGAGGTACTCTTCTGCCAATGAATATGAGGGGAGATAGCACTTTCTTGCCTCCAGGAATGAGGCATTTGCGCGACACCTGCTAGTGTCATTGTCACAACATTAGCAAAGAGCCAAAGTCCTGTAGTAGCCTCTAGGTCTGGATCACTAGCTGCACCTGGAGGGTTGATCCCCTGAGACGGGAACTTGAGGTCTTCCCATATACCTGAGAAACCCTTGTACCCTGCTCCAAATTGACCGACTGGCATATAAATAAGGGGGCCGAAGCCCCCTCTCCGTTAAGCCGCGAGGGCATCATCCATAAATGGATATTGGATCTCTACTTCAGCTTGACCAGCAGCAGGAGTGCCGATTGCACTCGCACCTTTGGCCCGTTTAACACGATCACCTGCGACAACTGCGTCATCCACGGTGCCTGCGGTTGCAGTAGCGTAGATATTAGCATTGTCAGCAAAGCTGGCTGCGACAAGGCCAACGCCTTTTCCGCTAATCTGATACCAGCCATACTCACTAGCGACAGTAGCCGCCATCGCAATAGCAACCTGACCAATGGCATCAGCCGCCAACAGCGCAGTTGAGTAGTCGTCTTCATTGTAAGTGACCCATTCACCCACAGCAGTAGAAGCTACTCCTAAGAGGTAAATAAATTCACCAACACCGTAATCAGTGGAAGCCATATCAACTGCTTTGCAGCGCAAACCTAGTTGATGTTGTTGGGTGGATGAATTAGCGTCAATTTGCTGACCTCCGATCATGTCCAACTGTTGAAATGTACTCATAACATATACTCCGAATGTTTAAAAATAGGGGGACCGAAGTCCCCCAAGTAACCCACCAAGATTACGCGTTGCCGTCCCATCGGCCCTGGAACATACGACCTGAGCAGGTCAAGTTTCCGGCCCATCCGATAATCTGTACTTCCGCGTCTTGGTTAGTCGCGTAGCGTCGATTAGGGGACAATGGAACCATATTCCTCGCACTGTGCGGACGATAGTGGATATAGTCCGTATTGAGGAAGAAAGCTACTGTTGAAGGAACACCAGCAGTGACCGATCCGTTATAGATACCGCCGTCAAGTACAACGTCTGCATCCATAAACTTAATAGTAACAAAGCCAAAATCGGCTGAGCTGGTATTAGTGAATCGCTCATTCGCCTGGAGTGCGTTAACATACGCATTCCAACCGATACCGTCTGTAAGGATCAGGTCTGTACGATCATTACCACGTACTAAGTTGGACCACAGAGTGTTCCAGTCAGCCACGATAGTGGTAGTGTTTGCAGAGTCCTTAATCGCATTACGCCAGAAAGTATAGGTAGCCGAATTAATGCTACCATACGTCCCAGTAGTCGGGTCCAGGGGAACAGCGGCTTCCAGACCATCAATCTGTTTACCGCCGGAGCCTGTGCCATCGCTGTATAAACCGCCAACCAGAAGGTTAGCCAAAGTAGATTCAGCAACAGACATACGAGCTTCCATCAGGTCGATCATTTGCTCACGACCAGCGTTTTGGAGTTGCTCCAGGCCACTGATAACTACAGGAACCGCCGCTTGCTTGATGGTGTATTCAGCAGCACTGATTACATCGCTCGCACCAGTTGGCAGGATATCATACCCTGTATACCAGCCAGCGTTCGCATTTTCAGCAAAAGACAGTTCTTGCAGGATTTTGTGACCACCAGAAAAGGTTTTAATCTTACCTTTCTGCTGCATACGCTTCAGCAGCGCATTGTTGTTAGTCACGTTGTCGGCAATCTTCCTACTACGGTTTTCAATGGTAGTAGTGAGGATATCCGAAATATTTGGAAAAGCCATATATAGGTCCTCTTAATAAGTTAAAGTTAGTTTCCAGTTAGTCTGCTACCAAAGGCTGGGACTTTAACGAATTAGGACTATATGACCTGCTGCCGAGGCTGGAGTCTTCCTAGTTCTTGCGCGTACCGTACCACAAAAATTTAGGAAGTGCAACTACCCTGTAGCTTCGTCCCATAGATTAGCTATTTCATCCCTTAGTGTCTCAGGAGTGGCAGAAGTATCCGGGTTGCCAGAGTTAGAACGAATACTACTGCTGGCCTCTTTCTTACCTTGTATAGTTTCTCCAGCAGCCTTTAATCGCTCAGCCTCTGCTCTGTCACTGAGCACCTTGCTAATACTGGGATTCATGGCACAGGCTTTATCATAAGCTTCTTTAAAGTCCATCTTGCGCCCCTGCTTACTGGCATTGTCTATAAAGTCCGCCATGTCATACCTTACGTCGGCTAAGAACTCAGCATTCTGGGCGAATTCTGCCAATTCCTGCTGAACAGCCGTTTTAGCCTGTTCCTCTTGACTAGTCCTACTTTGCTGTTGCTCTGTCAATAAACTCTGCAAGGGGGCCAGTCTACTGTCTAGTAATTGTTCCAACTTGGCAGTCTCAGGATCTGCGGCAGGGGAACCAGCAAGGGCTTGGTCTAACAGGCTAATATCTACCCCATAGTGACCAATTAAATCCGCCATCTTACTGGCTACCTGCTGAGGGCTGCCAACCCGCAGCTCTGCCACAGTACGGAATAATCCTTCAATAGCCTGCATGGGCGTCTCAGCTCCCTCTGCAGCTAGGATAGGGGCATAGCTTTGGGCTAGGTCTGTTATCGCTTGGTGGGTTCTACGAGACTCTCCAGAGTTTGCCATAGCCTCTGTTATTTCTTTTTCTCGTTTCTGTACTTCCAGCTTTATGGCTTCTGGGACGTCTTTCCAAATTTCTCTAGATTCAGGGCTGAATCCAATGGGTGCGTTAATTTCGGCGATTCCGTCTGGCTCTGGTTGTTCATCTTCCTTGTCTTCTGCCGGCTCGTCTTCAGCAATTGCTTCTTCGCTCGTTGCTTTTTCTTCTGTCTCTGCTTCTGCCTCAACGGTTTCCTCCTCAGGCTCATCTACAAATGCCTCTTCTAACTGACTCCTCAAATCATCAGTTTCTTCTACTACTTCTTCGGTGGGTTCTTCTTTAGCCATGATTATAATCCGTGTTTGTCAAGTTCATGTTTAATTAGCTCAATTCTTTCTTTACGAGCTTGCGGGGTATTTCCAACTATATTGTTGTTTCTTTCCTGACTTCGCTTTAACATAAACTCTTCAGAGTAATCTGCTGAATTAGTGACCCCATGTTCTCGGTTATGTTCACGAAGCTGTCTTCTATCTGAGATTATTTCATTGGTAATGGGAGATACAAAAGATTCTAAGTCCCCATGAATATATAGCCCCCCATCATCTTTCCTCCTATACTCATTTTTCGGTACTAACTTACCCGTCTTAGGGTCTTGTACCCAGGATCCTGTATTACTCACTACTACCTCCATTCGGCTTAGGTGCCTTCGCCATTTCATCTAGTTTTAGTTCATGAGCAAACAGGTCTTTCTGCATTTCAGCATCTACGCCTGCTGCATTCTGCTCAACATTAATCTGGCTACCAATAGCCTCCGTCTGCAAGTCTGCGTTCAACTTAGCCGCGATAACTTTGAGATCTGCTTTGAGGTCCGCCATTATCTTCATAACATCAGATTTAGTATCCGCTTGGAGCTCTACAAGGTTAGCCTGAGACTTAGCTTGGATCTCTTTCATATTATTCTGGTGTTTCATCATTTCAAGTTGAGCAGCAGCTTCTTGCGCCTGCTTCTCTGGGTCAGGCTTGTCTTTCTGGTTCTTAGCTGCTTCCAAGGAAGTTTCTATAGCTCTATCTACTACACCCTCAATTTCACTAGAACCCTTATACCCTGCTAGCCCCCATTGGAGCAATTGAAGCATAAAAGGTGCTGTGCTGGGTTCTATTTCTACAATCGGTGCTGAAGCCTGGAGAAAGGTACTAATCGCAGTTAAATACTCTGTTCTCTCGCCACGGAGCTGAGCATAATCCAACATAGCGACCGATTCCGGCCTTATTAATATATGTAAGCGAGCAAGTGCTGGAGTCTTGATTAATTGGATAGCCTGTGGAATAAGCTGCTTGTCCGCATCCATAAATGTGTCTACACTAGCTAAACGAGCAATATTTTCCGGTTCATAGTGGCTACCAATGATATCTGCCTTGATTTGCATTAAATTACTCGCAAAAGTCGCGAATTCCTCTTGCAGGGATTGAATACGAACACTACCGAACTTGGTTTTGTCCTGGGACTGCCCCACACCCTCATATTGGTTGTCTAGCTGACCCCGCATGATGTCACTCATGCCGGTTACTTGCTGCAACAGACCAATAGTCTCATCACGGAGTTCACGGAGGCGTGCCAGTGTTTCGGAGATATCTTTCATCGGTACCCAGTCAATTTGGCCCTGAATACCGCCAGATTCGGCGAATAATGCCCAATTATCCACTGGAATAAGGTCATTATCAGTGCCCTCATTGAACATTCGCTTAATTTCACCCGCTGCTTGGTTGTATACACCGACAACCTTGACCGCTTCAGTGATTATACTGATTCTGGTCTGTATTGTGTCAATTTCGTTGTATAAATCCTGTGCTAAGGAGTAGTCACTCGTTGGAGAGTACAGTGTAGTCGTCTGGTTAGCCAGAAGGAAGGGTGGACAAGGGAAAAAGCCCTTGGCTTTAAGGAAATCTTCTTTGGATTCGAGTACTTTATCACATCCTGGGGATACCCACACCACTTTCTTCTCAACTTTGTCCCAAATTTCCCAAATCTGGGCTTTTTGCCAAGGCCCGTCGTCTTCCTCTACAGATTTTTCACCCTTATCCGGTGTGGTTGACTGTTTTTGCAGTTCTACTTTCTCTGCTACCTCGTCTCCAAACCGCGCAGCTACTTGGTCCTTATCCAGGTAGCTACGGAAGCCAATCCAAGGTAAATCTGAAAAGGTTCGGCCCCAGCCCCAGCAAATATCACGCCAATGGAAGTATTCGAGCGGAGCATCTTCTCTGCCACTGGCAGAGTCGTAGTCATACCGGCATCGGGCTACACCGAGACCTGGAAGGAGACGGTCTTGCAGTACAGCTTTCAGTACCGAGTTATAGGTCTCTGAGTTATCCTGAACATCATTATTTAATAGCCGCTCCATTATCTCCGCTGCAACCCGACCCACATCATCATTCGGGTCTGCATTCCTACGGGAAACGTCTATTTTAGGTAGATTACCATAGAGCATAGACTGCAAGGTAATGACATTAGTATGGAACAGGTTCAGCTTAAAGTTGTTCTTACTTGCGATAGGGCTGTTCGTATGTTTGCCCCCTTTAAACTTAGAAACAATCTTAGTCCCTTCATTACGGAAGCTACGCAAGTTCTTCTCACTTGCATCTAGCTCTTGTTTCCAGTATTTGTACTGACCACTGGGCGTTTTCTTAAAATCCTTCCTAGACTCTATGGAACCGGAAACTGCGTCAACCATTATTACATCCTCAATGTTTTATACCGTGTACCCTTTTGTTCTCGATCCTTCCACAGGTCATCGAGTTTATACTCGGGGGACTTGAAAACCGGCACTGCCGGTTTAACCTCTTCCTGTATGTACTCTTTCTCATTGCATACGAGGGCCATATACCTAAAAGCATCTGCGCCGTTACTGGCCCATGTATGCTCTGGGCTTTCTGAAAACGCGCGCGTGAGTTCATTAAACTTCCGTTTATAGGCTCTCAGAGCTTCCACGCCATCATAGCACAGTTCCCTGTTGATTGTACAGAGAGGGAGTATTTTCCTTGCCGCGTCGATACCATGCTGCACCGCCAACTTTGGAACCATCTTTACTGGGAAGTCTGCGTCCATCATTTGTTCCATGGTACTCCGCCGCGTTTGGAAGGTGTGTGCATACGCATCGTGGGGGAGCCATACATCTTCATACTCATACGTCTTGGACCGTAGTAGATCAATAAGGTCGTCTACTATATTGTCGGTAGCCTCGTAATAGTCTATAATCTGGGGGCCAAGCTCACCGTCTTGCCAAAACCACCAAGCTGTGCTGTCGCTCCTACCCAGATCTGAACTGACTCTGACCTTCTTCTCTGGGTCCCATAGCGGGTTGCCGTCGCTGATCTTGCCGTTCAGTTCCATTTGGTGGACTATGTGGGAGTAGTAAGTACCCTTGACGGCGGCCTCGAAGTCACACTCCATTTCCTGGGCGTACTCCTCCTCACTCATCTGGGCCTTCATTTCGCCAAGTTCTTCGTCTGGAATTAGGCCGGAGTCGCTGGCCTTCAAGGTCATGTGGTACCAGTTAGGTTCTAGCTCTGAGCGTACCTTTACTTCATGGAAGTGGTTCTTCCCTTTGGGCGTACCTATAAAGATAGCCCATCCCTTGCGGTCTACTAGGGTGGGGAGTATTACTGTTCCCCAGAGGCTGGGTCGGCAGTCCCCGTACTCGTCCAGTACCACACCGTCGAGATATAGTCCACGGAGGGCGTCTGGGTTATCTGCACCGTATAGTGTGATCCAAGCTCCGTTGAAGAGCTCAACCCGTAGTTCACTCTCTCGTATCTTGGTAACAACTCCCTCTCCGTAGTTCTTGAGGTACTGCCAAGCCACGTCTTTAGCTTGGCGATAAAACGGTGCAATGTAGGCATATCGGGCGTCACTCTTGTTAGTATAGGTTGCTCGGGCTATCAGTTCGTTAATGCAGGCCACGGTTTTACCACCGCGCCGGTGGACTACGAGGCAGGCCCACCGCTGATCCCGCTCATGCAGCGGCATAAACTGGTCGCGGGGTTCGTACTCGAAGGTTAGCTCAGCCACACTAGTCCCACTGTAGCTCTTGTTCTGTAGGCTCCTTTGCCCAGTCCGGTGTTTTAGATTGTTGTTCTCTTAGTAGCATCTGTCTGTACGCTTCCAACAGCTCCGGATCCATTGGCTCCACTGGTTGCCAGTGCGCCAGAGGGACGGGCTTGTACCCCTCTCGTTCCTTTTGATCTTGTCCCGGCTCCGGATTCCGTGGTCCTGGGCGTACCCCACCTGGGACTTCGAAGGCTGCCAAGATCTCACTCATTAGCTGCTGCTTATTCATCTAGTTTACCTCGTGGGAGTACGTGCTTGATTACCAGCTCATTCGCCTCGCCCAATGCGCTGGAGGCTTGGCTGGGTAGCAGGCGACTATAGAGCTTAAAGAAGTCGCCCTCGTTTTGGTGCGCCCATAAAGCGAGGCGGGGAGTACCACCGATGAGCTCGAATGCGTTGGAGAACGCCTGGACTACATCTTTACGGGAGAAGTCCTTGTTCCGTGGGAGGCGCATTACCGTACCTGCCTCGCCCTTGTTAGCGATTTGGCTCATCGCCACGTCCCAGTCCTTAACTTCCAGCTCGCTGGAGTCCTGTTCCTCAGGTAGCTCTTCGAACTCTTCTTCAGTGAGAAACTGCTGCTTGGCTTGCTTCATGTCTGTGCTCTCTCCTCTAGCTCATTGGCGGGTAGGGAAGCCTCGTGCCTATGTTCCAAGGGATGAGGGGAATACATCTTGTACCACCGTTCTATGTCCTTCTCTAGGTCGTTGCGCTCGGTGGGTTTTAGGCCGCTACGGGCCTTCATCCTGTCATAGGCTAGCCACCGGTCTATGTACATGACAATGATGTAGGGGGTGAAGCCTACTAAGACCGCCTCTTTAGCCCAGTACTCCTTTAACCGCTTAGAGGGAGCGCTGGTACATAGGATGCAACTGTCCATTGACTTACGCCACTCACCCTTATTCCTCAAATCCCTGTCGTATACAGCGAGATGATTGTCTCGCTGTATCATCTCCTTGGCTAGGGTGGTCTTGCCTGCTCCTGGTGGGCCTGTGACTATGTAGAGAGTCTTCATTGGGCGTAGCCTAGCACAGATCTATGTGTCGATGCAAGGTTTGAACCACATCCCCTGTGAACGCGTGGAGAGAGTCTAGATTTTTTGTGTTTTAAAAAGCAAATTGTATTTACTTATGGGGGCATTAGCTGGGCTTATGGCGCTGGGCAAAATAGGGCCATAGTGGGCAACCACTATGGCCCTAGTTACACTGTGGCCCTACTTTTTAAGGGCTAGCCTGTTATTGCGTAACAGGTAGCCGGGGTAGCTGCCGTGGTTATGTTGCTGCGCGCACTGTGTAATAAGTTGTTGCACAGTTTGCGGCCCTTTGGCAATTTGGGCTTGTATAAATGCCCATGTGGTTTTATTAGCCTGCTGCCCATTTTGCGGGTTGTAGTTTTTACCGGCTGGCCCAATTACCACAATTGCTTGCATGTTTATGCCTTTAGTTGGTGTACCCATTTTACTTACCATTTAGTTGCATAGCGTTATTGCTATGTACACATTATGGGGCTTAGGCGTATACATTGCCAATTGTTTATTTTTATGGGCTTGATAAATTTTATTTATGGCTAGATGCGAACCTGGCCGAAGGCCACGCCAGAGTCCGACCAGATGTCCGACTAAGATCTTAGGAGTCTGAGAATCGAATTACTTTTGACTCGGACTCAGACATAGCTGGGGGTCTGACTGACATCATAGGATCATATGAATCGATTCACTTTTGCTCTGTAGATAAGTGGCCGAATTTCTCTGCACTTTGTATGCGGAATTCTCATGTACTTTGTATGTATGATCATACGGTTATGGGTCCTTATTGGGGGTCATATTTGTGGTGCAAGTCGGGTTGGTGGGGGGTCGTATTTAGGGGGTCTGCACACCTGCACACCTAAACAGCAAATCCCACCGCTGTAGCGTTTATACGTATGAGGGGGTGTGAAACAGTAAGAACTACGTACTTGGGTATACATGACTTATTCCTTATTTAGCTGTGTTAGCTGTGCAGAGTCAGCTAAGCTGTTGTTTTTACTGGTAAATCAGCTGCACAGCACCCTGCACACCTGACCAAATCTGCACACCTGATTTGCGTCAGCTGTGCAGATGTATATACAACTGTACACATCTACCCAAAATCAGCTGTGCAGACTGCAATTAGGTGTGCAGAAACTTTACGGTAAAATAAGCGTCCAAACTACTTGCTTCCTAAGCCCACATGGTGTACACTGATTGTAGTGGTAGGCAATGGGTCTGCCACATAAATCAAAAGGTAAAATATCATGGTACAAGCTAAATCACAGGCAAAGCCTGAAGCACAAGTAGACCGTACAATACCTGCCGACATTGCAGGTAAGACATTTGTATTAGGTCCAAAGGCATACAATCCCAGGGTTGGTCATAACAGCTACCAGTGGGAAAAAATGGTAGCCCTCCTAACCAAGGCAGGGGCGAAAGGTGTAAAGGGTGAAATACTTGCAGCGTCATTAGCCACCCACCAAGCCAAGCCGGACAAGGCGCATTTCGACTTTGTCAGCTACCTTACCCGTCGCAACGCGTTAGCGACTAAGTAACATGCCTTACGAAAACTTAGCCGTTGTCCTAGTACTGGCATTCGTGCTGTACGTCGTAGTAATGCTCTAACAGGCAGGGGTAAATCATGCCACTAGTCAAACAAGTTAACACTAAAGAACGTATCCACGCAGCACTGTACAAGGAGGACCATATCTACTGTAAGGAGCTTGCAAAGGAATACAACATGCCGCTGATAAAGATACTACACGAAATCATTAAACTATACCGCGAGGAAAACAGCAAATGAGGATACACGCATACAAGACAACCCCAGGAGGCTTCGCCCTTGTAGCAATCACACGCGCTGGCGTCGCCAAGTTTCAGGTCTATGTAATAGATCCTAGCAGTAAGTACCCGAAACAACTGGTCACACGAGACCATTTTAGACTACTAGCTGCAATGGATGAGTTTGACGCCTACTGGCCGGAGCAACAATCAGCTTAGGTAATAGTAAGAGTACCGTGCAGCCCGACATCAGCTTTAACCTCGTCGGGCTGCGCTTTCCCACCTTCCTTCCTTATTCCCCAGTACCTTGCACGACCATTAGTAGTAGTGATCGCATTGTTACCGACACGTTGGTATCGCTTTGGTAAGAATACTCCCAGCTTACGAATCAAACTACGCACTTCATTTGAGTCCATAGACCCGTACGACCGACCAGCATACAAGACAGCTATCTCTTCTATGGTGTAGAATGATCGCTTGTTACCACATAGCTCCTCGTCGGTACTAGACCATAACGAATCGACCCATAATTCCACCTCGTCCATTGCACTCTGTCGCATGTGTATCTTAGTTGCGGTCAGTGGTGGTAGGAAATCAGGGTTAAAGCCCTCAAGATCCAGTTGCTCTAGCCACCACCGTATCTTACCATACCCTCCATCCTTTAACCATGCGATAAACTCGAGCCAGTAATCATCCCCCTGATGATACATAACAGTCGGCTCAAAGCTAACGATATGCACACGCCTATCCTCGGGGTCGAGTGGTATACTCTTAAACTCATTCGTCGTGATAAACAGGACAGCAGTGCTGGGTGTCTTAACTGCATCCTTGCCCTTCATCTCTGCCATGAAGCTCTCACCAGTCACAAAGTTCTTAAACAGACCCTTACTCTTAGTCTGTAACTCCATTAAATCATCAAGCACAACAATCTGCCTACCAACCAAGCTCGCGTTGAAATTGTTACCGAAATTATGGCTACTAACCGAAGCCCAGTTGGACATACCAAACACACGACCCAGTATGTCAGTAAACAGGCTCTTACCTGTGCCTTGGTCTGCACCGATAAAGCAGAAGCATTTCTTCATCCTTTGCTTGGGGTTCTGTTTCATCCATGCCACACTCTGTAAGAGCAACTGTCTCTCTATGTCCTCAGGGGCAGCGTTCTTATACACACTAAGGAATGGTTCAACCCACTCCTCAGCAGTAATGTCCGCTGGTGGTGCGAGTGCTTCATCCCCATCGTCCATGTATGTATTGTAATACGAAGGATTCGCATTCGTATTTAACTCTGGTTCTCCTGGTCGGTATACTTGCTCATCTACCATGTTGTTATCTTCCCACCTAAGCCACTCCTTAGCAGCGCTCTTTTCTACCTTGCGTGTTCCTTGACCTGCCCTAACCTCTTCAATATAGATTCGTTTAGCCTCTACTAGCTCGGTAAAGTCACTGCGTGACACTCGTCGCTTGTGTATACGGTCAATAAGATTACTATGACTCCGTGTTATGACGTAATTCTCATTCAATTCATCAAAGTGTTTATTCCTATCACTAAGCTCTACCTCTACACTACCTACATCACTATCCAACCACTGCTTTACCAACTCTTCTCCTTCCCTAACAAAGAAGTCATCAATGCCTTGGTCTTCCCCTGAGTCGGTAAGTGGAAGCTGTTTATGGATAATTTGTACATTAGGATGGGCGTAGTTGATGCCGGCAGCGAGTTTACGGACTGCTGCCTGGACTTGTATGTTGGTCTGCCAGTTAGCGTCGAACAGTATTACTACTCGCTTGACCTCCCCACCATCCAACAGGTCAGTTGGGAAGCCTTTGCTGAATCCGCTATTGGTGTATACGCCCGACACACCGTTGCCACCGATAGCAGCGTAACCATGTTGAGCCATGACCATCGCTTTGATGGCTGACTCACAGATATATAAGTCCTCTTGCCACTCCGTTGTCGGTGGTATATATACCTCCGGCTTCCCTTCGGGGCATAAGAGCTTGTTACTTTTCGCTAAGAGAGCTTGGAATGTACCATCCAAGTTTCCCAACCCACGGACAACTGAGTATTTGGACTCTGGGAATGGTATATAAAGGAAGGTTCTGTACTGTGTTGAAAACTTATGCCCGATTCTTTCCCACGCTACGTCTCGTGATACTACTTCTAACCCACATGATACAACTGTTTCTGGTTTTATTCCTCGTTCCTTTAGATAATTCTTAAATAATGCTGGGCCTGTCTTATCCTCAGGGAAGGGTATCTTACTTGCCATACCTCACTCCTAAACTAAATGCTTTGCAAGAACTAGGGGGTATGGTATAATGAGTTTTCATCTGTAGTACCGCAGCCTCCTAGCTGATTAATAGACCCGCCTTGCGCGGGTCTGTTTTTTATTATACCCCAACCCTGTAATTCGCACCAGTACTCGCTGTTGTATCCGCCACTATGGAGTGTTACCATTAGCCTACGTGGCAATTTTGCTGCGTCAAAACTACAGGTAAGACGTTATGTCATATGTACACTACAAAATCCGTTATACGGTCGGTAGTAAGCAAGTTGATGCTTTCGTTAAACTGGGTCCTGTTCCGTGGGGTTCAAGTAGGGCACAACAAATCTACGACTATTGTGTTGACAACGGTATAAATACCGAAACAGCCATAGTTTTAGAAAATTCACAAGGGGCGTTACGGACGCCCCTTCTTACGTTCGTGGGGTAAACAGTTATGGACACTTTAATAATCACATTGCAATTTCTTCGTAGTACCAAGAACAAGCATCTATACACCAACGATGCTGACACTGCTCTAGGCAGTGTATACATTGAAAAGGCAGCACTGCCTGACCCACCACCCGCCGAGATCGTTATTACCGTTGAGGAAAACCAGTGATCTGGGTTTTAGCAATACTCTCCATACCAGTCCTGCTCTTAGCAGGCTGGTTGGGGATACTTATCTTTTCACACACCATCCTTTGGTTGGATGGACTAGGCAAGAGGAAAAAGAGATGAAGCAAGCATTTGAAGGTGAATCAGTAAAGGGGGTAATCGACCCACACAATCATTGGCCGGATATAAATCACCGTGAGCTATACGAGTGGACTGGCTTTCTACCAGCATGGTTTATATCTTATTCCTTTTTCCCCGATAAGGAAGAAGGGGGTGGAGTAAAGGACTTTATGGACAAGGCTTACGGCTTCGGGCTGCATGAAATGACAGGGGGGTCAGTAACCGAGGATGACATACACCAGTACCCTGAGGACCCAGATATGTATCCTATCATTACGCTGGAAGCAACCAACGGCTCACAGATGATACAGTGGGAACATGGCATTGTCGCCTTTAGAGACTCAACAGAGGACGAGTGGTTCATCACGCGCATGGACTAGTTGCATAAGAACTATCGAACTGTTATACTTTAAATACGCGCCAATTTTGGCCGTGAATCCAAGCTAAGGAGCTAAACATGAAGACCACCAAGACTGAAGTATCCCAAACCCTGCAAATCTGGGCCGTCCCACAAAGTGACTGGCACAGGGAGCAGTACCCCGATGATCCCCCCTTTAGGTATGAAGTACGCACGGATAAGCCGTGGGGAACTGGTTGCGTGATGGTACATGAGCAAGATGTTACTGTCGTAATACCAGAAGGTATTGACATCACCCGCGCTGCCATTAAGACCCTGCAAGAAGCTATTAACGAAACAATGGCAGAAGCCCAAGTAAAGGTTGACGAGCTAACCCAGCAGATTGACAAGCTGTTAATGCTGGAGCACAAGCCAGACCTGGAAGTAGTGTAATGGAGCTAG